CCATCTGGCGATCTATTGAAGTGGCAACAAACACGCTGTCCAGCGGCCTAACAACCACCAACCTGCCAGCAACTATTGCAACCGACAGCAGCATCATGGTGCTTGATGAGCAATATGTACCTTACGATTGCACTCCCGGCGATGGCATGGTCAAAGGCAGTTTTGTCTACGATACTGGCGTCGAAGCCAGAACCGCACTAACAGCAACAGCATCAGGCGCAAGCACACTGACCGGGCAGGCAACTAACGGAGATGCTGCTGTTGCAGTCAACGAGTATCGAAACTTTCAGATTCGCATTGTTCAAGACACAGTGACCCCTGCGGCTGTTGGTCAACGTAGAATCATTGCAAGCCACACTGTAGGCCCAAGCCCTGTTTACACGACAGGCACGGCATGGACAACTCAGCCCTCAAGTTCTGCAAAATATGTCATTGAGTTGCCCAACCTGCTGCTGTTGCGATCAAGCGCCTCGACTTCAGTGTTTGTTTACAACTATGGCGATGCCACGGTCAACAACGGAACCAACAACATCACAGCTGGCGCTTGGTCAATCACCTATTTCGGCGTGGCTCCAGCGGTTAATGCAAGCGGCGGTATGTGGGCGCCATCGTTTGGTATCCAGCCAGACGCAGGCCGAAATGCACGGCAATCTTTCTGCTACTTCTTCCGAGGCGGCGCAGTAACATTGGATGTGCTGGACATTGCAGGCAGCATTACAGGCACTTGGACAGCGGCAATCACCTACGATGGCTCAGTAACCCTGACAACTGGCACTTGCGGGTGTTTAGCGCCGTTTGAGAACGAAGGCAGGATGTTCTACATGAACATTTATTCAGCCTCCGTAGTCAATCAAATATACCGCTTTGACGTTGAAAACAGGGTACTCAGTCCATTTACACCGACCGACTTCTTGCAGTCAGGCACAGCGGTACTTGGTCAACGGATGGCGGCATATTGTGCCAAGGACGGGGCCGATATCTACGATGTGATTCTGCTGCAAGCGCACACAAGTACGGTATCGCAAGAGATGGTCGTATTGGTATGAAAGTCGCTGAACTGGTTACCCTGATGGCTAACAAGCTGGCCTATTTGAACACCGCTAAATCGACCGCTATAACCTCTGGCGACCTCGATGCCATATTGAGACTTGACAGCGAGATTAGCGAGACCCAGGCCACTTTAGAGGCCTTGCAAACACTGGTCTAACGTGTTTCTAACGCTCCTGCAATCCCGGCCTACCGGCGGCGGTAGTGGTTCACCTTCCAGGGGCAGCAGGAAGGGATGGGCGCGAGAGCGTGCGATCTTTGAGGCCAGCTTATTACGCAAGCCAACCAAAATCGTAGAGCTGGAGCAGATCAGACAGGCACTTGCCAAAGACACGCAATCGCAGCGCCTGGCACGCAAGCTGGTGAACTACGATGGCGATCTGGAAGAATTGGCAAGTCTGCAAAAAGAACTGGCGAAACTGCAAGTCACCTACAAAAACAAGGCAGCGCAGAGCAAAGAACTGCAAGAGGCATCGGCATCACTTAGCGCTTTCTTGCTGGACGAGGAAGACACGATAACCGCACTGATGGCAATGCAAGAGTTTGAGGCGCGGCAGATACTGGCAGTGCTTGGCATTAATATTCACTGAGGGGCAATCATGGCAGACCCAATTATTAGACAACTGGCGCGTGCGAAACTTCCGCCTACTTTACGCAATCCCATCAGTGAGTTTATGCAATCACTTTTCAGTGGTGACGGACGCAGTGCAAACCCCAGCTGGGACGCCTTGTCAGACGCTGAGAAAGCCGCCTACTACAGCGACAACCCCACGATGGCTGGAATTACCCAGTTTGGGCAGAAAGCGCTTGGTTATGCCCCATTTGGGATTGGTATGGCAATGCAGGCGCAGAAGGCATATGCCCCAGACTTTGTTGCACAACAAGAATCAATTGCCCGTGGAATTGATCCTGCTACTGGTTTGCAAGTAGGCGGCTATGGTTCGCGCCAAGCGCCCGATTTACAAAGTTTTGACATTGCTACACAAACCCCCACTGGCTTGTACGGCGACCAATATGCGGGTATGCCGGCGCCACAGTCTATGGGTATGTTTGAGTCTTTTTTGAATAGTATTTTGCCCAGTTCTGCCGTGTCTTTGGGGCCAGTGGCGGCTGTTGAAGATCGGGCACCATTACTTACGCCAGCAGGCATGGAAGCAGCAGCACCAGGAGTAGCGGAGGCCAACATTGGTGGATACGATTCAGGCATGGGCAACTTTGGCGGCGGCTCAGACAGCTTTGGCGAAGGCCAATATGCTCATGGCGGCATGGTAGACGCTGACGATCTGAAGGGACAAGCGCCAGGCCCAGACGATGGCTATGGGGCACTCCAAGGCGGTGAGTACGTTATTAAGAAGGCCGCAGTTGATAAGTATGGACAGGCAATGCTTGACGCTATCAATAATGGCACCTTTCAATTCAAGCAAGGTTTAGCCAACTTCATGGCAACGAAATAGCGGCATCCACCCAGCCGACTTTGGGTGAGTTTGAAGGAAGAGTATGGAAAACGAAGTTGAGATTGAAGACGAGCCAGTAGAGCAGCCAGCCGAGGAAGCTGATGAAGTTGTCGTCAGCATTGGCGAAGAAGAGCCGCAGCAGCAGGAAGAACCGGCCCATGCGCCTGAATGGGTACGCGAACTCCGCAAAACCAACCGCGAACTAAAGCGGCAGAACCAAGAACTGCAAGGTCGGATGCAACAAGCAGTACCGCAAGCCATCACACTTGGTAAAAAACCAACACTCGAAGATCACGACTATGACGCTGAGAAGTTTGAGCAGTCACTGGAAAGCTGGTACGACCGCAAGCGCCACACTGATGAGCAGCAAGCAAGGCAAGACGCCGAGGTGCAAACCCAGAATCGCGCTTGGCAATCAAAGCTAGAAGGCTACGCAAAGGCCCGTGCGGAACTGCGGGTAAGTGACTTCGAAGAGGCCGAGGCGGTAGCACAGGAACTGTTCAGTGTCACTCAGCAGGGCGTGATGCTGCAAGGTGCTGATAACCCCGCCCTAGTGGTGTATGCTCTTGGCAAAAGCCCCAAAAAGGCCAAGGAATTGGCAGAAATCAAAGACCCGGTGAAGTTTGCCTTTGCCGTTGCAAAACTGGAGAAAGACATGAAAGTTACCAATCGCAAGTCAGCCCCGCCACCGGAACGAGTAGTATCAGGCACTGCCAGAAACTCTGGCTCGGTAGATTCAACCCTTGACAGATTGCGGGATGAAGCCGCCAGAACTGGTAACATGACGAAAGTTATTGCATACAAGCGCCAGAAAAAGGCATAATGTCGGCAAACGGGTATCGCTAGCCCAAAAAAATAGCAGTTGAATGGCCCCCGCCAGCCCATTGGTGAGTAGAGAAAGTGGCAGCAATGCCGTGTTTTTTATTCAACCAATGGAGTTTTTATGAGCAATTCATTCAGTAAAGAAGAGCGCGTAGCCTTTGAGGACATTCTCGAAGGTTTTAACGATGCTCTAGTTTTGTCCCGCAACGTGTCCGTTTACAACACTGACGGCTCGATGATGGAACGAACAAACAACGTCATCTATCGTCCCCAGCCGTACATTGCGCAGAGCTTTGATGGCATGGATCAGACCAGCAACTTTACGGCTTACACCCAGTTGTCCGTCCCTGCGACACTTGGCTTTCAGAAGTCTGTGCCGTTCATTTTGGATGCACTGGAACTGCGTGATGCCTTGCAAGAGGGTCGTCTGGGCGATGCTGCCAAGCAGAAGCTGGCAAGTGATATCAACATCGCCATCATGAACTCAGCCGCAAACCTCGGTTCGCTGGTGGTCACTGTCAGCACAGCAGCTGGCGACTACGACGATATTGCTGCGTGCGACTCGATCATGAACGAGCAGGGCGTCCAAGCCTTTGACCGTTACCTTGCACTGTGCAGCCGCGACTACAACGGAATTGCTGGCAACATCGCTGGCGGCGCTACTGGTGGCGGTGCATCGCGTTCGTTCTCGGGCAACAAGTCGAACAACGCTTTCGAGCGCAGCTATGTCGGCATGGTTGCAGGCTTTGAGACTTACAAGCTGGACTACTCCAACCGCATTCTGGCGGCTACTGGTGCAGACCCAACGATGAGTACCCTGGCTGCTGCAAACAACTACTACGTGCCTGTGGCAACACAGACCGCAGTGACCGGCGAAACGCAGAACGTGGACAATCGTTTCCAGACGATCACCGTGTCCAGCACCACCGACCTACCTGCCGGGACTCCCATCGAGATCACAGGCGTGGAAGCCGTGCATCACATCACCAAGCAAGGCACTGGGTTTTCCAAAACCTTCCGTATCGTGAGCGTGGTTAATGCCACTACCTGCGTAATCACACCTCCCATTATTTCCGCACAAGGCGGAACTGATGCCGAGTTGCAGTATCAAAACTGCATCGTGACAGCAGCCGCTGGCCGCACTGTGAACCGCTTGAATGCTGATGACGCACCAATCAATTGCTTCTGGCAGAAAGATGCGCTTGAGATTCTCCCAGGCCGTTACGCTGTGCCGTCCGATGCTGGTGTCGCAGTGATGCGTGGCTCCACAGACCAGGGCATCGAGGTCGTCATGCAGAAGCAATACGACGTGAACACCATGAAGACCAAGTATCGTTTGGATACCCTTTTCGGCGTGGTCAATAAGCAGCCAGAGATGTCCGGCATCCTGTTGTTCAACCAAACTCCTTAAGGAAAAATCATGAGCTACAACGTAATTTTTACACAAGGCACGGCTACCGTTACTGTGCCAGCAGGCGAGAAAATCGCTGTGCAAGCCTACTCACCAGCAAGCGTGTTTCAAGAAGTTGGTTATCCCAATTTCCCAGAGTCACAGGATTTGCTGACCGTAGTTGACAACACCACCTATGTGTCAGCAGCATTCACGAATGCCACCAGCGTGACCATCCAGGCCGGTGCATCGGGCGCGTTGTACGCTGTCGGTGTTTCGCCAGTGATTACTGACGATGGCAATTGGCAACTCCAGGGCGCACCTGGTGACGTAGCCGACGGCGGCTCAATGATTGCCACAGCAGCAAATGTGCTTACTGGCATTGTCACTGCAACGCCTACGACAACCCGTTCCATCCAGCTGCCAACAGGTGCAAACCTTGACCTGGCAACCGAGTGGGCGATTGGTCAGGCGTTTGACTTCAGCGTCATCACCTTGGCTGCATTTGCTTTGACTATCACGGTCAACACAGGTGTGACCATTGTTGGCTCTGCTGCAACTGCTGCAACCTCTGGTGCATCCGCACGTTTCCGTCTTCGCAAGACTGCTGCTGATACCTTCATCGTGTATCGGATTGGCTGATAAACCAGACGGGTCAGCAGAGATGTTGGCCCGTTCTACATGGAGATTTGAATGAAACAAGGCCTTTATGCCAACATCGCAGCCAAACGTGATCGTATCGCGGCAGGCAGCAAGGAAAAGATGCGTAAGCCTGGAGCGCCTGGCGCACCTAGCAAAGCCGACTTTGTAGCATCTGCCAAGACAGCAAAGCCAGCAAAGAAAAAGAAATGATCAAGTCAGCTGCAATCGTCAAGACCAAGAATCCTAACTCTCGCAAAGAGTTGCGGTTGCAAAAGCTCAAGCTGAAAAAGAAACAGGCAAAAGAGCGCAAGGCAAGCAAGCAAGTTCACCCATCGCCAATGAGCAGCCGTGTCCGTCCTGCGGTCATTGAAAAAGATGACAGCCCCCCGACCCGTGATGAAATGTTGCAGCAAGCCGAGGCGATTGGGCTGAAGGTTGACAAGCGCTGGTCAGATGCAAACCTGTTGAAACACATCGAGGAATTGCAATGGGCTACACAAAACGACAATTCATAAGCGCAGCCTTTGAAGAAATTGGTTTAGCGTCTTACGTCTTCGATCTACAGCCCGAGCAGCTGCAATCAGCCCTGCGCCGCCTTGATGCGATGATGGCAGATTGGAACGCCAAGGGCATCCGTCTGGGTTATCCATTGCCATCCAGCCCCCAGGATAGCGACCTGGACGAAGAAACAAACGTCCCTGATTCAGCCTATGAAGCAATCATTTGCTCACTTGGCATCAGGCTGGCGCCGAGTTTTGGTAAAACGGTGATGATCGAAACCAAGACCACCGCCAAGCAGGGCTACGACATATTGCTCCAAAGGGCGACATTTCCGCTTGAACAGCAGCTGCCAGGCACGATGCCAGCAGGCGCAGGCAACAAGCCGTGGAGGGTGTACGACAACCCGTATGTCAGACCACCTTACAACCCGGTTACTGCTGGCCCTGATGGGCCTCTTGAATACTATTAAGGACAGTCATGCCAACAATCAACCAGTTACCCGTACTCAGCACGATTTCCAGCGGAGACCAGTTACCCGTCTACTCGCCAAACAACGGGGATGCACGGCGCACCAGTATCGGCAGTTTGCTGACGTTCTTCCAGCAAAGTTTTGCTTCGCCAA